GATACTGTTTAATTCCCGGAAATGATTCCATGACTTCTTGATGTGTCCAGTCGTCCTTGACATGAATTTCGTAGGGATTTCCTCCCCAAGCACCTTGCGGGCAATGATGTATGGGAATAGAAACCACCACATATTTTGATTTGGTCAGTGCCCGATCCACCAAGGCCTGACTTTGTTCCTTGGTCATGTGTTCTAACACATCGCCAAATACCACCAGATCAAATTCAGGCAACTTGCTCCAGTCCAATTCTCTAGCGTCCTGATTTAATATATGATCGTATAGAGAGTTTAGATTGTAGCGTTCAATGTAGTCTGTCCATACTTCAATTCCCCACCATTCAGCGTCAGTTAACACTGGAAACTTTTCTTTAAGTAGCCGAGGATAAGTTCCTTCGCCGCAGCCCACATCTAATACTCTGTGTATATCAGTGTGTTCTTTGATCCAACTCACTATGAGTTCTTTTCCTTTGTATTTTGATGTAGGCATGTGGTATCTTTCAAAATTTATAAATTATCTGATAAGCATCATAAACAGGATCTATTCCTTTGGCGTGCAAATAGTCTGCTATATAATGCCCTTTTCCTGTTCTTGTTCCTGAATCTTTAAATCTACTGTTGTCATCAATCACTACTAGTGCGCCGGGTTTGAGATTGGATTCAATCGTCTGGAATTCTTTTAAATGATGTTCAGCACTGAGATGATCGTCGTTCCATTTTACATCATAACTGTCAAGATAGAAAAGATCAACCTGGTCCAGATCTAACTGTGTGGCCAAATACAGCACACTATCCATGCATGTGGATTCAAATCGGTCCGATGTGATAGCACCGCGGGCAGAAGCCACAGCAGCAGGGTCTATATCCACGCTACGAACAGTACCGCCGTGATGTTCTACAAATTCTGTAAACAATCTAGCGCTCTGCCCATCTTTCCAATTGCCGGGATTTCTTAATGTGCCGGTTTCAATGATGTGATATCGATCCTGGTTGAGATTTTCAAGATGTGCAAACACAAGATTGAATCCAGCAGCACGTTGATAAAGTCCTTCAACTAATCCTCTTTTTGCACCACTCACTTGTGGATTTAATAAGTTGTAGTAATTGTCGCGATAATGTGCAAGCCAGGTCATATGTTATTTAAATCAGATCATCAAGTGTGATTGGTTTTGTGACCATCCAACAGCGGCCAGATCTGACCACTTTTATACCCCGAGGCTTGAAAAAATCCCATACTGCTTGTTGCACTTCCGGCCAGCCTTTGGTATAATCATCACCGGCAAAATAACATCCCGGCCGGATCTTGGGATACCAAGCAGTGAGATCCTGAGTTACATCGCTGTAGGTGTGTCCGGCATCTACATAACAAAAGTCCACTGACTCGTCCGCAAATGATTGTGCAGCTTCCCAGCTGATGGATTCTACAGGAGTATACCGTCCAACGATGGGTTCTAGATTAGCGTCAAATATCTCTCTCAGTGATTTTCGGGCAATGAACTCATGATCCTGATGTTCGGCACCACCTTGCCAAGTATCAACACAATAGAATGTTCCTAGTTTTTGTCGATTGATCAATTCAACTACGCAATAGGCTGTGCTACGCCCGGTCCAGGATCCCAGTTCTACCCAGGTACCCCCGTGGGGGAATTGATCTAATACTACGTCAAGCATGATGGTATTTCTGTGATTCATGTAACCGGAGACGTTGTGATAGAAGTGTTCCATTTTGTATTTACCGTTATGTACGCCGATAAATATTTCTATGACAAACATCACACAACGCCCCTGGGGCTACTATCAAGTTCTCCACGAAGTGGGCACACACGTCAAACTCAAAGAACTCACAGTCATGCCTGGGCAACGTTTAAGTATGCAGCGACACGAAAAACGTGCTGAATTTTGGTTTGTAGCTGAAGGGGAAGCCACAGTTTATACAGTAGATCCTCACAGCACAGATTACGATTTGTTGGCTAGCCCAGCACAACATCAACACACATGGATTAGATTGGGCGAGTGGCATCAACTGTGCAATGAAACTGATCAACCACTTCGACTGATTGAAATACAATATGGTGAAGATTGTGTTGAAGAAGATATCGAGCGAAAATGAAACCAATTCCTGTGTTTGTGGGGTACGATCCTAGAGAAGCCATAGCTTATCACACCTGTGTAAATTCAATCATACGCAACAGCAGCCAACCAGTGGCTATTGTGCCTGTGGCATTGAATTTGTTTCGAGAGTATTCAGAAACACATACAGATGGATCAAATCAGTTTATCTATACACGTTTCTTAGTACCGTATCTTATGGACTACCAAGGCTGGGCTATCTTCATTGATGGTGATATGATTGTACGTGGAGACATTGCTGAACTGTGGAATTTAAAAGAATACAGTAAAGATGCCATGGTAGTCAAACACGACTACAAAACTTGCATGACTGAAAAATATCTAGGCAGTGTCAATGAAGATTATCCACGTAAAAACTGGTCTAGCGTGATCCTATGGAATTGCAATGCTATACGTAACAAGATTTTAACTCCCGAGTTTGTGCAACAATCAACAGGTGCATTCTTGCACAGATTCTCTTGGATAGCAGATGACCGGTTAGGTGAATTGCCTGCCGAATGGAATTGGTTAGATGTTGAATACGAATGGAACCCATTAGCAAAATTGGTTCACTTTACGTTAGGAACTCCTTGCTTTCACGAGTTTGCTGATCAAGGTGACTTCAGTGACGAATGGCACAGAGAACGCATCTTTACTGAATACTGTCAGCAAAGGTTGATTGCATGATTGTTGATCATAAAAACTTCAGCATAGATTGCTTACATTCAGCTAAAATAATTGACTGTAAGAGCAAAAGTAAACGACCACAGAGATATAGTCATTTGACCCATGCACTGCAAAAAGTTAAACTAACTGGACACGTGATGGAATTTGGAGTATATCAAGGCCTCACACTGAAAATAATCTCAGATTATTTTTCCAATCAGACTGTGTGGGGATTTGATAGTTTCAAAGGATTGCCCGAGACTTGGTTTCTGAAATCTCAAGTTGGCATACGACGTTCACAGCATCCACTTGGAAAATTTGCTCTGGGGCAGGAAGAACTACAAATTGTTGTAAATCAATTTGCTAAAAGAAAAGTAAAACTTGTACCAGGATGGTTCAATCAGACTATAGTTCCTTGGATGAATGATAATCCTGGTGTGGTGTCATTTTTACACATAGATTGTGATCTGTACAGTAGCACACTAGATATATTAAATTTGTTGAATGATCGTATTGTTCCTGGCACTGTGATAGTGTTTGATGAGATTTATCCCTGGAACAATATTGATTCATACGATCTTTGGGAGCAAGGTGAATTTCGAGCGTTGTGTGAATGGATCCACAATCATCAACGTACATTTCGCGCATTGTATCGCAGCGAGCATCAACAATGCAGCATTGAGGTATTATCATGAGTGGATGGATTTTTCTAAGCAAGGGCGGTGAGGACGAGTACATAAACATGTTGGCCGCAAGTGCCAAGATGACACCAATGGATTCAGAGCATTTTGATTATCATTATGATGTGGCCGTAGATCACAATCAATTGGTACTACGTGGCATACTCAAACATAAAATCATGAAACAATGTATTGAAGATGGCAACAACTTCTATTACATGGATTCAGGATATGTGGGCAACAATGTAGGTAATTTAAACAGTCAAGGAATTAAAAGATATCATAGAATTGTATTGAATGATTTGCAACACACAGTAATACGCCCAAGGCCCAGTAATCGATGGGATTTGCTGGGTGTTAAAATACATCCTCGCAGAACAGGACGTAGAATTATTGTAGCAGCGCCGGACGAAAAACCCTGCAAGTATTATGGTATTGATCAACAACAGTGGATACGAGATACAGTAACTGAAATCAATAAACATACTAATCGACCAGTGGAAATAAGAGAACGTGCGCCTAAAAGAATAGACCGAGTGGTCAATCAACCACTTAGTGAATTGTTGACCCAAGATGTACATGCATTGGTCACATTCAACAGCATAGCAGCAGTGGAAAGCATATTGGCAGGTGTACCAGCATTTGTTATGGCTCCTAGCCATGTGGCACAACCAGTGGCAAACACAGACTTGACCAAAATTGACAACCCGTTTTATCCAGACAACGATCTACTGATGGCGTGGTGCCACAGCATGGCTTACGGGCAATATCATGTGCGTGAATTAAAGAACGGAACAGCATTTAAAATGATGCAAGAATTATGAGAGTAATAAGTTATACAGCAACATTGCCTAAAAAAGAGCAATACACTCCTGAGAGCTTGAAAAATACTACTGACAAGGTCAATACCTTAACGTACTTTGCCCAGGGTGTGAATGCACACGGTGACGAAGGTGTTGTCGAGACTACCATGACTTATCAACCCAGCGAAGTAGCTGTTATACTAGGATGGGTGCATGAACATGGCAAAACCGCAGCACATTTACAATTCCGCCAGGAGATCCTGAACGAACAACACAAAAATGGTGGTAGGACTATCATAGCTGACAGCAATCTGTTCTTGTACAGGAACAAAGAAAATCCTGGATATTGGTTGCGTTATAGTTATGATGGTATCTTTGCCAATACTGGAGAATATTGTAATCAAACTCCAGATCCTGCCAGATGGGGTCTGATTCAACAACACTACGGGCTGGAACTAAAACCCTGGAGAGCTGCCGGCAATCATATCTTGTTATGTTTGCAACGCGATGGCGGATGGAGCATGGGCGGGTGGGATGTGATTGATTGGGCTATCAAAGCCATAGTTGAAATACGCAAATATAGTGATCGCCCTATACGTATCCGCCCGCATCCCGGAGACAAACGGGCTGTAAAATACTGTGATCGATTGATCAAACTATGTCAAGGTCGTAGACTAACTAAAATTGAAATCAGCCAATCAACATCGTCGTTAACACAAGATTTTGTTAATTGTTGGGCAGTTGTAAATCACAATTCTAGTCCAGGTGTAGCTGCTGCTATAGAAGGAATCCCAGTGTTTCTCACAGATCCAGACCGTAGTCAAGCACAAGATGTAGCAACGTTATCGTTGAATCGAATTGAAAATCCGTTCATGCCTGATCGAGCAACTTGGGTTCAACGCATCAGTCAGTTCCACTGGAGTCACGAGGAATTGCGTACAGGTGTATGTTGGGCACACATGAAAAAATGGGCAAAAAAATGATACAAGTTATAACCAGTTTTAATCAGTTATATTATGATCTCATTGGGCGAGACAGTGTGAATAGTTTCCTAGAACATTGGCCCAAGGATCTTTCAATCACCTGTTATGTAGAAGGATTTTCACTTCCAGAACATAAACGTATAAAACAAATTGATTTTGATCAGCTAGATCCTGATTATGAAAAATTTCAGTTAGACACAATGTTTAGTCAGTCTGACAAGAAATTTTCAAAGAAAGCATACAGTGTTATGCATGCCTTGATGCATAGTCAAGCAGATTGGATTATATGGCAGGATGCCGATGTTCTTACATTAAAAGATATTCCTCAGGCCTTAATTGATTCACTGCTGCGGCCCGAGTGTCTTAGTATGTATATGGGTGTGACATATTATGAAAACAAGTCTAGACAACCTGGTGAATGGTTATGTCCCGAAACTGGAATCTTTGCAGTGAACACCCGTCACAGAGAGTTTCATGCTTTTAGGACCGAATACATCAGACGTTATCATGAGCGTGACTACAAAGATCTTCGTAGATTCTACGACAATGACGTGTTTGGTGCAGCGTTGAATTCAGTAAATGCACAAAATAACGATTTGTGTTATGGGTTTGAGAAGAAATATAAAACACCAATGCCGCATACTGTATTGGGCCCATATCTGATGCATTACAAAGCCAAACATAGCAAAGCTGAATATTCCAAAGCAGATGTTAGCGAGATCTGCTTTGATCCTGACTTATCTCAGTGCCCTGAAGACCAATAACGCTCGTTCCTGGGTCGAATGAGATCTTTGGCAAAACTACGTCCTGTGTCTTTTCGATTGCCTTTGAGGTGATCCAAATATGCTCCCCAGACTGTGTTGATCAGAGGATGCCCTTCACCTTGGATCAAGCCTTTACTCCAGTTCAATACTCGCCATTCAGGATGAGCTGCTTGAACTTCTTTACGAGTTTCGTCAAATACCCAGCAGTCATTCCATTCAGCCATGGTCATGAGTCGGCCTGAATCATATGCCAGTTGAAACTCTGCAAGCCATTTGCGTGTGATTGGATTTCGAAGATTCATTGCATACAATCCACATTCTGAGAACTTTCTTTCTCGCCCCAAGTAAGCCAAGCCTACATCAGATGGCATTTGTAGCAACAAGAATGCTTCACTGAGACTGGTATGGCATATCATATCAGCGTCCATCCAAAACAACACATCAGTAGCACAGTTAGCAGCAGCATGGAAAACACTGTATGCTTTGTGGCTGAATCGTATAGCATCCCAACGGAATCCAATGCCCGGGGCTTTGCCTTTTTTATCTGCCGGGCCTGTGGCCACTTCTCCGCGGGCTCGGGGGTCAGGTCCCCATCGTTGCTTGAATGCAACAATCTCAGGACTCAGTGTATGTAGATCTCTCACATGCAGATTACGAGCTGATTGTGTGATTGTGCAATCTTCAGTATACACATACAGATCAACCGCGGTTGGCCAACTTTTTAAAAAAGTATCAATCATCCGGCTAGCATACTTGTCGTACCCTGCTTGATTAAATGTTGTCACCACTGCATATTTGGTCATTCAAAATCCTTGTATATAGTTTGCTCATGATCTTTCCAAAACCAATGTTCTTGGATCATTGTTTTTATGTCCTGTAGCTCAACGTCAATTTGTGATAGCACAGGAACATCAGGTATGGTGACTCTAGCAGGATCATAGTAAAAAGCATTGTGATTGCTGATACTGTTTAATGTAAAAAATTTCATGCCATAATGTTCCCACAGTTTGGTGTTTTTGGTCAAGCTGGCTCCACAAAAAAATCTACGATCATAAGTCTTTTTTCTCACATTGGCGATATAAGGAAAGCCGGCCTGTATGGTAGACCCAAAGTGTTTGTTGATCTCCACACACACCACGGCAGGACGGAATCCTGCTTCTAATAACGCACGGGCAATATCGTAGTCAAAGCTATCTATATCAAGGCTGAAGAAATCAGTGTGCCAGTCAGCCACTGGCCGGAGAACATCCACTATGTCGTCTGGGGTGATCATCTGTTTTAGTTTAGTGATAGAGTCACCCCAACGATTGGGAGTATCAGGTTCCCACTCCCTGCCATCAACTCCTACACCGCGATATCCGCGATCTAAAAGATCCATGGTCATGTTTTGATTTCCTGTGCCAAATCCTATTTCTACAAAGGTTCGATGTGGATCTTGCAAACCTTTGAGTAAGAGTTCAATAATACCAGTTTCGCCAAATTGGCTATAACCTTGTTTTTCGTATGGAAGAATAAAGTGCATATATACTAGTTATCATTATGAACATCAGTATATTCAATAAGTTTGGTGCATTAAACTCTGGTCCTGTGTTTTCAGCCTTCCAAGAGGGCTGTAAAAAGCACCGTATACGTGTGACTGAACATGATATGACAGCAGATGTAGCAGTGATATGGAGTCAGCTTTGGGTAGGGCGTATGGCACCCAATCAAGGAGTTTATCAAGAGTTCATCAAATCTGGGCGCCCAGTAATAGTAATGGAGGTTGGACAACTCATGCGTGGTGTTTCATGGAAAATGGGCATCAATGGTGTGAATGCTCGTGCTTGGTGGGGTGAAGGCCGTGAAGAAAATCGAACTAAAAAACTGGCCATGAGATTACAACCCTGGCATCAAGGTGATCACATTTTGATAGCCATGCAACGCGACGACAGTGAACAGTGGGCCGAATTGCCACCAGCTGCGGACTGGTTGACTAGTACAATCAGACAACTTCGCGAACATACTGATCGGCCTATTGTGGTAAGGCCACATCCTAGACAAAAGCTACGCCCTATTCCCGGAATTAAAATGCAGCCGCCGCTGGCATTACGAGGTACCTATGATGAATTTGATTTCCGTGGCAGTTTAAGTCGTGCCTGGGCAGTGGTTAATGAAAATTCCGGGCCCGGTAGTCAGGCCATTATGGACGGTGTGCCAGCATTTGTGGGTGCGTACTCAATGGCTACACCTGTGGCCAACATGGATTTTTCTACTATAGAAAAACCACTCATGCCCGAAAGAGCAGAGTGGTTAGAGGATCTGTGTCATACCGAGTGGACACTGGGTGAAATATCTTCAGGATTGCCACTCGGCAGATTGTTGAGCAGGTTGAAGTCTATCTAGATCAGCATTAACCATATCGCAGATCATTGTGGCAAAATCAGTACGTGGTTTCCATCCTAGTATTTCTCTAGCTGCGGAACTATCACCATGCAGGCTGTATAATTCAGCAGGGCGTTTGAATCGTGGATCTGATTTAACTAAATTTTGCCAATCTGAAATTCCAGCATGATTGAATGCTATGTCGCATAGTTCACCGATGCTGTGCTGCTCACCGGTAGCAATCACATAGTCTCGAGCTTCGGGTTGTTGTAGCATCATCCACATGGCTTCTACAAAGTCTCCGGCAAATCCCCAATCACGACGAGAATCAAGATTACCTAACGTGATTGAATCGGCTAATCCTAATTTAATACGGGCTACACCATCTGTGACTTTGCGTGTGACAAACTCACAACCACGTAGCGGGCTTTCGTGATTGAATAAGATACCTGAACATGCGTATAGACTATAACTTTCACGGAAGTTTATGGTCATCCAATGACTGTATAACTTGCTTACACCATAAGGACTTCTTGGTCGGAAAGGAGTGTTCTCGCCTTGGGCACCTGCTTCTGTAGCATTACCAAACATTTCACTGGTACTGGCTTGATAGAACCGTGTGTTAGGGCTGTGTGTGCGTATGGCATTGAGAAGGTTCAGCACGCCAATGGAGTTCACTTCTGTGGTGAGCTTGTTAAGATCCCAACTGGCGCCCACAAAACTCTGTGCTGCAAGATTGTATACTTCTGCAGGTTTAAGAGTTTGCATGAGATGATTCATGTTGTTTTCATCGGTGATATCACCAGTAATCAACTCGATATCTTTCTCAATGCCCAACCAACGGATATTGTCTAAGTTAGGATTACTATAGCGTTTGACGAGGCCATACACATGATAGCCTTTTTCGACCAGTAGTCGAGCGAGATAAGGACCGTCTTGGCCGGTCATGCCTGTTACAAATGCGGTGCGTTTCATAACAGTATGTATGTGTATTTTTATGGCACACTACATTTTTTCAACATGGAATAATCTTTGTCCGGAGAGATAAACCAAACATTGTCTGGTCCTACTTCGTAGTGTCCAAATTTATCAACCACTGCTTTATTCACAGCAGGAAAATTGATATCGTGCCCGATAAACCAACCAGTAGATTTAAGTTTTGGAGTCCACGCTTCAATGTCACGTATCACTGATTTGTATCCGTGACCAGCATCAATAAAATAGAAATCCAGACTCTGATCAGGTACGTCGGCAGCTATATCCCAACTTATGCCAGATAACACCTCAAGCCGAGTTTGATATTTTGTTGCAATCTTAGAATTATAGAACTGAGTAGTGTCCTTGTCCACTGCCCACATAGATAGTTTTGGATTGTTATCAAGTAGGCAAAACAAAGTCCTGCCTGTTCTCACACCAATCTCGGCACCTTGTGTCCAGGCATGATGTTTTACTAGGTCATTTAAGAATAATTCACGTCTGTTAGAAGCATTTTTACTGGTATAAGTTTTTGGTATATTCAGTAAGATCTTGCCTGGTTTCATACAGTAATATCTTCCATGCCTGCAGTACGAAGACGGACTACATGCCCTAACATAAAATTCTTTGATTCGAGAGATTTCATGATACCCAACCAACGATTGCGTAACAATGCTACTTCATTGATAATAGTTTCAAAGTCCACAACTTCATCTTCGCCCTCGGCATACTTTTCGGCATCTCTCGACGTGAGAGCTCGTGCATAGCCTTCAAGATACTTTTGGAAGTGTTTTCTACGTATCTTGCGTAGTTGTATGTTGAGATAGTTCAGAACTGCTTCAATCTCCTGTAGTTGATTGAAGCGTTGTTCCGTGATACCGGGCAGAGCAGTAATGTTTTTTTCCAGCACACCCGAGATCTTACAATCACGTTTGGCTAAATCTAGCTCTGCCTCGTAGTGGACTATAAAATCAGGAATAGCCTCTAAGTTGGCCACTACCTTGCTATACCACATCAGTTTTCCCAGTCGTCGGCGTGATAATCTTCTTCTTCTTCAACTTCTTCCTCGTCTTCGTAGGATTTGTCGTCGTCAAGATATGCCGTAAGGGCACGTTTGATATCAGGTTCGCCCTTGAAAGTTTCTTTGATATCATCTACATCACAGTCGTTGTCGATCAAGATAGCCACAACTGTTTCAGCTGCTTCATCTCGATCCACGGTGTTTACATAACGCTTGAGTTCAGACCACATTTCGCTGGCCACTGCTACCGCTTCATTCATTCCGCTGTCTCCTCTGCGATACTTACCTCTTCTTTGTGATTTCCAAAGTCTTTCATTGCACGATCCAAACAGCCTTCTTCATTGGCTTCCCACTTCTTGCGGAACTTCTTGATAATCTCGCCATCGCTGGTCACAAACACTAGGCTGTTGCCTTCTTTCTTTAGCAGACTGCGTTTCTCCATGAGATCCACCATGCCCGAGTAAGGGCTCATACCTGTTTCATAAGGAATCTTGACCTGCACACCTTCGAAGGGTTTTGCATAGCGTGTTTTCATTACTTTACAAGCAGCACGGATACCCATGACGTCTGTGATCTTGTTGCCATCCTCGTCCTCTTTGAGTTTGAGTTTCTTCATGGCCACAACAATTGAGCTGGCGTAGATAAAACCTTGACCGCCTGATATTTTATCATCAGGGTCAAACATATCTTGGCTTGCGTATGTGTGATTGGTACAAACCAACCCTACATTGTATGAACCAAACATGTTCACACAATTACGCACAAGACTGGTAAGTGCTTTGGGCTTACGACCCATGTCGCCTTTCATATCGCCTGCATCAAATTGATTCACATCAGTAGGAGTAAGCAACATGCCTAATGAGTCAATCACAAACATAACTTTAGGACGTTCGCCGTCGGGTAATGCTTTGTAGTCGCTCATGAATGTGCTGATTGTTTTGGCCACATCGTCGATCATGGCCATGCTTAGTTTAAGCAGTTTGTCTTGGCCGGTATCAACGCCTAATGCTTTGAGCCAATCTTCATCTAGTGCGTTTTCACTGTCGATAAGCACTACATAAATGCCCTGTGCTTGGGCGTTCTTGATGATGTTACCAGAGCAGATATAACTTTTGCCTGCACCTGATTCACCGGCAAACACAGTGACTTTGCCCAAAGGAATACCTTTGTTAAAGTCGCCTGAAATCAAATAGTTTAAGGCATGATTGCCTGTGGAGATCCAGTCTGTTGGATCGTTGAAACCAATGCTCAATCCTTCGATTGACTTGGTAATTTCTTTACGAAATCGAGAAACGTCAAAAGGTTTACCCATGTGTCACCTGTTATAATATAAAAGAACACAGAGGGTTGCCCCTCTGTGTGATGCGGTTGCTTACTTGTTTTGGCGAGCGCGGATCATGGCCAAGATGTCCTCGGCCTTTTTGTTGCCTTCTGCTGGCTTGGCCACTGGTGCTGTTGCCACAGGAGTATCCTCGTCATCAAAAGAATCTACAGGTGCTTTCACAGCAGGTGCTGCTTTGGCTGCTGGAACATCTTCGTCCGCATCTGCAGCAGGTGTGCCAGCAGGTGCATTCATACCAGCTGGGCGGAAGTATTGTCCCCAACGCTCCATGTCAAATGGTTGACCATCTACTGATGCTTCAAACATTTCTTTCATGACCCGGAGCTCCACGTCTGTGGGCTTCTTGGGTAAGAATGAGCTCAGATCAAACAGGCCATGTGTGTCAATTGCTGTTTGTTCTGCTTCGGTCAGCGCACTTTCTTTACGTGCCCATTTTGAAGTGTTGTAGTCAGCATAGCCACCTTTTTGTGTCTTAGTGATACGGAAGTCCAACCCTGCTGTGTAGTCAGTAGGCATGTTCTCCAATTCTGGGTCCATCAACGCACTCTTGATCAGTGTGAAGATTTGTGGTCCGATGATAAAACGTCGGATTGGGTTTGCTGGTGTTTTGTCATCAGCAATAGGGTTTTCACGTACAAAGCCTTGGAAGATGTAGCTACGCTTCTTCCAATATTTACGACCCATGTCTTCGAGACTAGGATCCTTGAACCAAGGGCTGACCTCTGACAGTATCGGGCAGGTTTCGTTCCACATGTGCATGCATGGTACTTGCACCATCACTTGCTTGGAATCCATTTCTCCTTTGACGCCGTTGAAGGGCAGTCGAATCATGGCCCGTTCGGCCCAGAAGAATGTGTTTTTGGAATTTGCGTCCGGTAAAAATCGAACTGTTGCGGATTGGCCTTCATCCATGTTCCAGTGTGGATAGATTGGGTTTTCACCTCCACTGCCACCTGTTTTGCCTTTGTTCTCTGCTGCCTGTAGTCGTGCTCTGATTTCTGCTAAAGTTGCCATAGTTGTTTCTCCTATAAAGTTGCCTATGTAAAATGCCTATCTAATTATTTAGATTGTGTTGCCTGTGCCACAAATGAAAAAGCGCAAACACAGTGTAGTATATGCGCTTTCTGTCTCTGTGTCAATGTTATTTATGTCATTTGAACAAACTCAGAGATTTTATTTTTGCCTTGTGACTTATTAGTTTTTTTCCAAGTAGTCTAGTTTGTTTTGCAAGTGTCGGATCTGTTCTTGCATGGTAGGTGGTGCCAATGGTTTTACATTGCTGCTTAGTTTAATGCTATCATGTAGTTTTCGCAATTCTTCCCTTCCGCCATTTACCCAATCTTCTTCAGGACCCAGGAATGTTACTGTGTACATATGAAGTCCTTTGCCTTTTTGTGATTGAAAAGTATAATATTGATACAATTCACATATAACAATTGCCTTGCCATCAGGACGTTTCATTTTGTGTAAGGCACCATACGCATTACCGAATGGGCCCATTGTGCGGATTTCGGTGTCGCCTTGGAAATCTTTATAACCCATTCTTTCATAAAAGGGCGCAAATTC